TTATCTGGTTTAGTTTCTTTAGCTGTCTTAGGGGGTGGTGCTTATCTTTACGTTCAAAAGGATACATTAATCGAGCAATCAAGGGAGAGAGTAACTGCTGCTATCACTGAAGCAATTACAGAAGCACTACCATCACTGGTAGATGCTGCTATTCCAGGAGTCCCTGAGATGACTGGTCCTGCTGTGCCTAGTCCCACTATGCCATTCTAACCATGAATAAACTTAAGATCGTTGCCGCTTCAGTTGGTGGAGTATTTGTTGTAGCACATATAGGTCTGCTTGGATATGTTTTCAGGCAGGAACCTGAACCTGTGCTCCAACCTCCTACATTTCACATCCCCCGTGGTCCTTACTCTTCTTATAGAATTAAGGCAGGTAAGGATGGTTATGAGATTGAATTCCGTGCTGACGATCCTAAGGTTTTGGAGTCCGAAAGGTCTCTAGATGTTGACAAGGAACGTAGAGGATTGTTTGGTGGTGGATCTGAAATCAGAAACGAATGGCGTCGTGATCAGTTCACCCGTGAAGGTACTCGTAACCTAGGGGGTGCAACAGATGACGAGGGAAAGTTAACTGCCAAACAAGCAGAGTGTTTAGTGGCGGACGCTGGAGCACGAAGTCAAGGTGCGATGGCGGGTAGTGCTATTGCTGCTGGTGTTGCTGTTCCTGCCCTTGCTAGCGTCCCTTACGTGGGTTGGTTGGCAGGTGGATGGGCATTGCTACTAGGACAGAAAGCAGGGTCATCACTAGGTTCTACAGTTGGATCAGTATTTAATGACTGCTAACTGAGAATCTTCTGAGAATTGTTAAATAACTGTGAATATTATTATAATATTATCATGGCACAATCGACCTATAAGAAGCAAGCAAAGAAAGACGCAACTGAAACATTTTTCTTGTATGTATTCTTCCATTCTATTTGGACAGGAATTTTTAAATTATTTGAAGACTAATGCCTGAGATACCCATCATTACAGGCGGGGATATTCGTATTAATGATATTCAAATTAATACTATCCCTACCTATGACTTTAATAGCACTTCAACATCACTACCACTAGCAGCTCCAGTAGTTGTAAACATTGGTGTGCCTGTGGTTAATATACCAGGGTGTGTTGAGGCGACTGAAACTAATACTGCTAAAAATAATCAATTACGAACGGATGATCCTAATGGTGTGGTTACAATTTGCGATTCTGGCGTTCCCAATTTTAATCCTCTTTCTTTTGAACCAAACCAGATGATTATGACTGGTCCACCTCAGGTGGATAACAGAACACCAGATAAACCTACACCACCAGAAACAAAAATAGATACACCACCCCCACCTCCACCACCTACTGCCAAAATAGAATGTCCTACTAAGGTACAGCAGGCACAAGAACCTGTAGGAACATTAGTGGAAGGATTTAGAAAGAGAGTTACTGGTTATGAACTCATCGATAAGACATGTGTTCAGATAACAGAATCAGTAGGACTCCCCACACAAATTGTTGCTGGTCTACCTAGTGGTGGACAGGTTATGCAGGTGGGTGGTATTGCTGTCATTGCTACATCATCAGCACTTGTGGCAAAACCGCTGGCAGATCTGCTATTGAAAGCAGTCAAACCAGCGGTTAAGAAAGTTATGAAAAAGATTTCTACCTTACGTGGTAAGAAACCTCCTATTTTGTCTGTAGGGGAGCGCCTAGCAGAGCAGCGTCAGATGAATCATGCTGTGAAGGAGCTTCGTTCTGTCTTCCCGAGGAGGAAGAAGAAACGCTAGGGATATTGTGGTAGTGTGGATGCTTATGTCCTGGTGGATTGTTTACTAAGACATCAGCACATACACCATAGTATGGTGACTTGGGGTGGAATTGAATTCCTTTTAACTTTAACTCACCACAATTCTTAAGGCGAGCAATCTCAAAGTCTAATCTTTTATTAGCAGTCAGTTGTTTCATCATTGCGATGTTAGAAGTTGCTGCTTCTTTACAAAGATCTTGTAACTTTTTATCTGTAGGTGTGCTCCATGTCATAGAGAAACCTACACCTAGACTGTAGTTATCTTTCTGTCCTGTCCTAGTTCTTTTGTAGAAACTTACATCTCCAGGATTATCTAAGATACCATCTCCCATTGGATTCCCGTCAGCATCGTAGGCACCAAAGTTATCGGTTACATCATATACTGGGTCATCATAATAACCTTCAAAAGGTTTGGAAGCAGAGACACTACCTGTTACATACGGAGTGAAATTGCGAGTGGGACCTTGACATTGTATACCTCCACCGTAGGTGTTTGTAATGTATGGTCCCTGAAGGACTTGAATAGCTTGGTTTGTAACGGAGCCTGAACTATTAGCCACAGGATTAGCAGTAGCAGAGACACCACCAACAGTTTCAGCATAAGAAGGATTAGCGAATAATAATGTTATTGGGAGAAGATACTTGTAGTATCTGTTATGCTTATAACGTCGGTTTCTCTTTGAATAATCGTTTGGTTGCTTAAACCAGGTCCGCGATAAGTTTCTGTAAACTGAAACGCTGCTCCTGGTACTGTTTGTGTGAACTGTGGTTTGTTTGTTGCTCCAGTCCATGATGAAGTCACTCCATTAATAGTTACATTAGTAGCACCTGTTCCTGGTGATAGGTTTCCAGATGCTGATACACCAGTGCCAGTAGCAGAATACTGATACCCAGTGTTATAATCCATAGAATTTATAGTCTCAGTTATCTTCTGAGTGGTCTCCGTCCTGCTGGTCATGGATCCCTGAGTAAAATTTGGGACCACGGGGACCGCCAGGGCAGGAGCAAGTGTGACACTTACACCCACCACAGACATCACAGACCAACGAATCATAGTATTCATTATCTATCTCCTTAGTCAATAACAGTAATCTCAGAAACGAATTGTCCTGTTGCTGTAGTACCAGCACCACCAGCCGTCACAGTTAGAGCACCTGAAGTTCCTACAGTACCTGCTAGAGTTCCAGCAGAACCAGCAGTGTAAGAAGTTACATTACTGAAGTTGGGAACATCTCCTACAGTAGGAGCAGCAGTTGGGATAGCATCACCTTGGGTAAACGAGGTGCTATAAGAGAATGACTCTCCGTTAGTTGCTGAAAGTTGATTTGCTGAAATCGTGCCAGGAGAATATACTCCACTGGTGATTGTGCCAGTTGAGATCATCCCAGAGGTTGTTCCATCTGAGGTGCCAACATTGGTGCCTGAAATACTATAGGAGTTGCCCACTCTTACGGCAGTTGATCTAGCAGCGTCAACAGTTAGTTGAACACTAGAAGATTGTTTTGATACAAGTCCACCTGCTTGAGCAGCAGAAGTGGTCATCAGTAGCATTACGATAGGAAGGATTTTCTTCATAGCGTATAATTTCGGATCCTCATATATTTAGTTGGTGTGCCTATGTTCAAAGTGGCACACATCACTTGACAGATCTTAAGAATTACTATATACTATGTAAAGATTCATTACGAAACGTATCATGACCGTTACAACCAACGAACAAGGACAACAAAACTTGTTTGCTAAAGAACCTCAAATGTATATCTCTAAGACTGACGCAGAGCGTTATGGATATGAGTCCTATGCTGAGAAAGCAGAGAAAGCAAACGGTCGCTGGGCAATGCTTGGCATTATTGCTGGTTTCCTGTCATATGCCATCACAGGCAACTTCTTTTTTGGAGTAGCTTGACAATGGCGGCATCATTCTTTACAATGGTAAGTGTCGTGTTCATAGTAGCACTGGCATATTCTGTAGAACAACTTTCTGAAACTTACTAATGGCTTTTAATATCACTGCTAAGGCACCTGATGGAACTGAAACGTCCTTCCCATGTGAGGATGATCAGTATATCCTTGACGCTGCTGAAGAAGCAGGTGTAGATATCAATTACTCTTGTCGTGCTGGTGCTTGTTCATCTTGTGCTGGTAAATTAGAGAGTGGATCTGTTGATCAAAGCGATCAATCGTTTTTGGATGACGATCAAATGGAGTCGGGATTTATTCTGACTTGCGTATCTTATCCTACTAGTGATTGCGTAGTCTTGACTGAACAGGAAGAGAGTCTTTATTGATGGAATTTACACAAGAAGATCTTTGGAATCAGATTGCAACTCTCGGTTGGGATGTGCGATATGATAACATCGTAATTGAGGTTGGTGGCACAGTAGTCTCTGGTATCCACCAAGGTGAAGAGTATAATAAAAAGTGGGCAACCCCTTACGGTACTCGCAAATATAATAAGGATGCGTTCATCGTTATCAAAAACCTTTCGCGCACACCTTTTGCATCTTCTCTTCCTATGGATAGAGAACACAAACCTCCTCATTCACAGGAATCTACTGAACCACAAGACATTGTTGTCAACATGGAAGGTGGAGTAGGTGGGTCTTGGGAAGTCAAAGAGGAAGATGTTAAATCCTAATCAACTCTATGATGACATGGAGAGATTAAATGCCCTATACGAAGAACTCTGCTGGGGGCATCATGATGAATTAGTATTCACTCATGAAAATGGCAGAGTCATTATCTACAACAAAACACAGGAGCAAAACAAATGAAATTCGGATTCACACCTGAGGCAGAGATCCTCAACTCACGTCTAGCAATGCTTGGTTTCATCATCGCTGTTGGAACTTATGCTACTACAGGACAAATCATTCCAGGAGTATGGTAAATGGACACCAGTAACTTTCTAGCATTAGTAGTTGGATTCATGGTAGCAAATTTTTTACTATATCTTATCAAAGAATCTGATGATGATAATGGTGGAGGTGATGGCGGTATCATGACACCTATCATGGCACCTACAAATTAAATAAATAAAGACATATCGTCGCCACTTAAAGAGACCTCTGCCACATAACAGAAGGTCTCTTTTTTATTGTCCATATTAAAATAAGTAATGATTGATACACAAATGTTCCATATCTACGACAAGGAGACTAGTAAACCTGTCAAAGTGTGTATGACAGTTGAGGAACTGGAACAAATGATAGCAAAAAGAGAGGTAGATTGGAAGCACTGGGAGGTAGAAACGTGCTATACTGATCCCAGTTCGGAAGACCCCTCCTACTAGTTGAGTATAATCACTCATCTTTCAGGGGTTGACGGGCATAGCACAACCTGCTATACTAAATACATCGGCAAGTTAAGGAATCAAAACATTTCTTAACGTTTCGTAACACCCCGCAAACCAAGACCTCTAGGGTGTATAAAAACGTCTTTCATATCCCGGACTTAGGGTGTCTGGGAAATAGTAACTCCACCATTCCCTGATGGTCTTACTTTTTTGTTTAAAACAATGGCTTCAACTCTTTCAAGGCAACAATCAACCTCTTCGTGGGAATCTTTCTGCGAGTGGGTAACTTCTACCAATAACCGCCTCTATGTCGGTTGGTTCGGCGTACTGATGATTCCAACTCTGTTGGCAGCAACCATCTGTTTCATCGTCGCCTTCGTC